AATGCAATCACACCAGTTTATTCAACAGGAATTAAACAAGTAAGATTAGGCGAAACAACTTGTACTTCAGGTACAGGTGTAATTTATAAAGCAGTTTGGGCTAATCAAGCAAGTGGTTCAAAAGAAACTCAATTACATGGAATAGGAGTTAATTACTAATGCCATATATAGGTAGAGGAATAACAACAGGCGATTTTACAGTCATTACTTTAACAGAAAGTTTTAATGGAAGTAGAGTAGCTTTCACAATGTCTGAAAGTGTTGGGAATGTAAACCAATTACTTGTAATACTTTCTGGTGTCTTACAACATTGGACAGATGCATTTACAATTTCTGGAACAACTTTAACTTTTAGTTCTGCACCTGCTGCATCAGAAACAATAAAGATTTTAAAACTAGGAGATGTCGTAAATATTGGTACACCATCAGCATCAAGTGTTAGTGCTACTCAAATAGCAAGTACATTAGATTTATCTTCTAAAACAGTAACACTACCTGCGGCTTCGGTTACAGCACATGTTACTTCTTATGATGATAACAAATTACAAAGCAATATAGCTTTATTAGGATTTAAAACTGCTGTGAATGGCAGTTTAGCAAAATACAATTTACAAGACCAAATAATAGATGAATACACAGATGCTACAGGAGTAGATGCTTCGGCTTCTACAAATGAAATATTAACTGCTGGTGTTTATCAAGGAGCAATAAGTACAACTCCAACTGTAACACACGATGCAGATACAACAGCAGTAGATGGACTTTATACAGTTTATAAATGGACAGGTACAGGTGCTGGTTCTTATGTTAATGCCTCAACACAAAATCACGAATGGTTAGTTGTTGCTGGAGGAGGTGCTGGAGGAAATGGACTTTCTAGTTCAGGAATGTCTGGAGGTGGTGCTGGTGCTGGTGGTTTTAGAGCTGGAGCATCATTAAGTTTAACAGGCGGAGTTACCTATACTCCTACTGTCGGTCTTGCTGGTGTAGCAATAATAGGAGATGCTACTACGCCCGGAGGAAATGGTGGCAATAGTATTTTATCAGGAACAGGAATTACAACAATTACTTCTACTGGAGGAGGAGGTGGTGGTTCAAGAAGTGGTACTGCTTCTGCTGAAAATGGAGCAACTGGTGGTTCAGGTGGTGGTGCTGGTTATTTGGCTACTGGAGGTTCTGCAACTTCTATAACTCCGATTACTGGAGAAACAACAACTATTCAAGGAAGAGCAGGAGCTAATGGCGATGCTCAAGGAAGTGCTTCTGGAGGAGGTCATGGTGCGGCTGGTACAAGAAATTCAGGAGTAGCAGATGGTGATATTGGTGGTGTTGGAACATCAAATTCAATAACAGGTTCTGCTGTTTTTTATGCTGGAGGCGGTGCTGGTGGTTCATCAGATGGTTCTACTGTACAAGCGGCTGGAGGTAATGGCGGCGGCGGTGCTGGTGGTGGTAGTGATGTTGATAATGCAACTGTTGGAACTGCAAATACTGGCGGTGGCGGAGGCGGAGGCGGTAAGCATGAAAACGGTAAAAATGGTGGTACAGGAATAGTTATTTTAAGAAGATTAACACTTGCAACATCAGTAAATAATTTAACTTTACAATCAACAGACACAACAGCTTCAACAGCTAATCCTGATTATGCAGATATGGTTATGCTTATGGAAAATACGGCTGGAACTGCAACATTAAATACAGACATTAAAGGATATATTTCAGAAGATAGTGGAGTTACATTTACACAAGGAACTTTAGTAGATGAAGGAACTTGGGGAACAAACAAAAAGATTTTAGCATTTCACGATTTAGATATTTCAGCACAAACTGGTTCAGCTATGTGCTACAAAATTACAACGCACAATCAAAGTGCTGCAAAAGAAACAAAAATTCACGCAACATCAATAGGGTGGAGATAATGGAGAAAACTATGAAACAAATAAAACAAATATGGGGTTTAGCAAAATCTAATCCTAAAATTAGTATAGCTGTTGTTATAGCAGTTATTGCTGTTATTTCCCTTTTAAACTAATTTACCAATCCAATTACCTTTTTTATCCAAGACTAAAGGCAACAGTCTAGGTATGCCATCTATAATCATACCACATCCTAATATAAATCTTGTTCTAAAGTTTTTAGCATAACTAAAAGCCATAGATTTTTGATTGATTAAGCATCCCACATTCATAGCAAAGAAAAGATTATCGGGATTAGCCCAATAACTTATAAGAAATTTTGTATGATAATGTCCTTGTACTACTGACATACCCATAGCTTGTGATACTTTTGATACATCTGCTGATCTTCCGTGTGTAAAGAAACATCTTTGTCCATTAGACATGGTAAGAGTAAGATCATCAACCCATTTCCATTTCTTTGTACCTAAAAAATCTCCATAACTTTTTAGAAACTCTTTACTCATTCCATATTTTAATGCTCGTCTATATACTAAACTACTATGATTGCTTTCTACTTCAATCATATTTGGAAAAATGGATTCTAATTCTTTGATATATTCTTTAGCAGCTTTTAATTCATCACCTGCACTATATAAGTCAGGATCATGGGTGTGCATATTGATAGCATGAAAATCCAATAGATCACCAATATTAACGATACGATCTGGTCTAAATTGTTTCTTAATTTCTGCCAAGAACTTGAAGCTATGTTTGTGATGATATGGTACATGAAGATCGCTTATTACAAGAATTCTTTTATTTTTGCAATGCGACATTTAATTACCTTCAAATGTTTCTGTTGGGTTCTTGATTTGTTCTATAGGATTAATAATTTTAAATTTACTATTAGAAATTTCTACATCAACAATTTTAGGTGTTTCTGTTTTGTTCTCGTAATTAATAATTATATCTTTTAAAACTATCATTCCATTGATAGTTGATTTGTAACAAGTTAAATTAATTTTTGCAAGAATTCATTATCGCTGAAAGTTTTTCTGCTCGTTTAGAAGTTTGTTTAGCCCAGCGACTGTCTAACATTTCTAATGATGCTGTGTTGTAATCATTTTGTTCTAATGCTTTCCACATAGCTTTAAATTTTGAAACTCCACCAATACCTAATTGAAACACCATCTCAATTATGACACATTTCGCTTGAAGATGTAATGACAAATCACCTATAAGACTAAACGCATTAGTTTTAGCTTCATCAAAATCTTTATCAAATTGTTCTTGTAATTGTTCTTTAGAATAAGTTTCACCTTCTTTATAAGGATCATCTTTTCTTACTAAATGTCCAAATCCAATTGTGGCGAAACCAAGACTATCTTTATAAACTGTATCTACAAATCCTTCATGCTCTTGTATTTGTTCTTTTAATTCTGAATACATTATTTTGGTCTTTTCATTATATCAGCACCTTTTAAACCATATATTGCTGAAACTACACCAATAAATAATGCTTGATACCAGAAGGGCATGTTGTTAAAATACTCAAAAAATTTCTCTACTTTTGACATTATTGTAGGGTCTTCACTAAAAATACTCCAAATTAATATCATCACGGGAGCAGAAACTAAAAGCAAAACGAATTCGTCTTTCCAGCCCTGTTGATTGTTTTGAATTATAGTTTTTTTAAATTCTAATTCGCCACTTGCCATTTTTTCCATGTGCCGCATTTCAGCCACACTTTCTAAATGTTTAGTTTGTTGACGATTTTTAATAACAGACATACCTAGTTTAATACCACTAGGTAAAAGTTTTGTTAGAAGTCCAATCATAATATTACCATATTTTAAATACTTTTATACCACCAAGTAGGAGTGCTATGATAGAACCTACCACAAAAACTGCTCTTATGCCACCTTTACCCATACTAACTTGATGTTTTAATGATTCAATATCTCTACTGTTTTTACAGACATCTTTGTGCATTTCATTGACTTGATATGAAATAATATCTAAAGATATTTTTGGATCAGTTCTAGGTGTTAATTTTTTTTTCTTCATCATCCTTTTGCTCTATACACCAAAATTTAAAGAGTATTCTGTTTTTGTTGACTAGGTCAGCATCTAACTCGGAAGTCATCTCTCCTGCCTTCTTATAGCCCTCTAAAGCACATGTTTGATAGGTTTTATACTTTATGTCGCTTGTGAGAGGGGTATTACATACACCCTGCATTGCATAACACATTTGTATTACTAATATGAATTCTAACATAGTTTAGAATTATATACTATGTTCTAGGTTTGTTCTATTATTTTATGTTTAGATTTTTGAGTAGTCTTTTGAGTTTTTCAAGATAAACAATTTGATCCCATGCTTCCTCTTGGGCATCTGTAATCCAAGCTACTATAGGTTTATCAGCTTCAATCATAGTTTTGCCATATTTGTCTATTCCTTTATCGGATCGCTTGGCAAAAGTTTGGATTAAATCCATCACTAGAGGATCATTGGTATAGACAAAAGGTCTAACTACTTTTTCGGGATGCTTGGGTAGTTTGGGCAATTAAAACTTCACTCCCATATAATAATCGCAAAATTGATTAACACTACAATAATGTTGACACCTTACATCTTCACCTTTTCTTAAAACAATACTACAACCTTTTCCTTCAACCATGTTTTGTGAAGTTAGAAATTGTTTTGCTTCAGCTTCAGTATCAAGCAACCTTACAGCAGATTTTCTTCCAGATTTCATTACTGCGTATTTATCTTCCCTTCTCCATCTTTCAGTTGCAGTACATAGAGGAAGTTTAGAAACCTTTTCTGCATTTTGATGTATCTTAATTCTCTCTTTAACATAATTGTCTTGTTCTTCTTCTGTCCATCTGCGAATAGGGATCATCACTACTTGTTTTTTAGGATAGTTGTCCGATCTCATTACTTGCATTTTAGACCAATCTCGCAAGATAGCCATTACAGATAATCTTTTTACTTTTATTTGAGTTGTGTAATTGATTAATTCTTTAGGATTTTTTCTACAAAGAAAGTCTAATACATTAAGTTGATTTTCCCAATCTACTTTTGGCTCTTTTAAAGCATTAACAACTGCCCATGAAGATGTAGTTTTAAAATCAATTAAATGACCATCCCTATTTAATAAATCAAAAGCACCACTTAATTTCCACCCATTAGTAATTTTAGTATCTTTAAAATATAATCTTTTTTCAGCTAATTCTTTTCTAGTTTTTCCTCTTTCAATAACATGGTGAATAGATTGACCTAATAAAGAAAATATCCTATCACTTACATCTTCTTGTAATAAATCCCAATTTCTTTTTTGTAATACTCTTATTCTAGGGGGAGCAATTAAACGAGTAGTAGATATATCCGAATTACTTTCATAAGGATCGTTGATTACTGCTCGTTCAATTGATTTAGGGAGATTACTTGCGTTAGTAAATTTCATTAAAATGGTACTTCCCCAATATTATTTCCATTTCCTTCATCCCCATTATCGCTTTGATCTAATCCATCTAACTCTTTGGAACGAAGTATCATATTTCTAATCCCTTCAGATAACTGATTAAAACTTTCTTTTTGCCCCTTTTGAAAGTCATCAATACTAAAAGATACACTAGGATAATATTGTTCGTTAATCTTCATGTCTTTAGGTAATGGAATAATATTTGATATTTTTTCTTTACCATTATCTTTGTGCATAACTTGAACTTGACAAGTTTGCCCAATTAATTTGGTAATATTAAATCCAGCTTTTTCAGTTTCAGTAAAAGGCCTTCCTCGCCAAGATACCAAATCTTGTCCTAAATTTGATTTCTCATGTAGAGTTAAACTATAAAATTTACTTATAGTCATAGGAAGATCGTTAGATAGTTGTTCGGGCAATTCCCAAATAACCAATGCTTGTCTTTTCCAAGACACATCACCTTTAAAGTCTTGCTTTTGAGTACCTAGATCAATTACTTTAATACATCTTGCTTTATGTACTCCAATAGGAACTTTAGGGTAAGTTTGTTCGCTTGTTTTTGCTATTATTGTTGTCATATATCCTTTTTTCTTATTTATTATTAATTAACCTAATTTAACACCCTATTTACTTATGTCAATCTTTTTTATTGACTAATGTTAATTATTTTAGTAGAAATGGGGTATAGAGGTAGTAAGGTTAGGAAGCATATGCAATTGATGTTTAAAATCATACGAGCCGAAACATCCCTTATTACCTCTTGTATATAAAATTATGGCAAGTATTCTAAATGAAATAATTGATGAATTAAATGCTAAAGGTAAGCGAATAGACAAGGAAATATTGAATATTGATAGGTCTTCAGTTGTACCCGATCATGCAAATAAAGCTGATGCTATATTAAAAATGACTGATGAAGGAATACAAACCAATGAAAGAGCAAAATATTTAATAGGACTTAAACAAGTAAATGACGCAGATAATATTATATGAAAAAATCTAATTTTGAAATCGCTAAACAACGAAAAAAGGAGGTAGTAAATACATATGGGGGTAAGAAACTCTCAAAAATGTTGCATATATCACATCCTGCCGTATCTAAATGGAAAGTAATACCCCCATTTAGAGCATATCAGATTGCAAAACTTGGAGATTTTGATATAGAATACATAAGACCAGACTTACAAATTGATCCTACAAGGTAGGTCAATAGTGGGGCGACTTTTTTAGTGGTAATACGAATCATTTTAGCACCCTCCCTTGTCGCCCCATTATAGCATTGCCATAGCATTACTAAAATTTGCCATCATTTTGCTAATGGCAAAACCATCCCCTTCAACTGCACCTTCAACTGCTACTACAACTACACCTACACCCAAGATAGTGTTTGACAAGTGATAGTGATTTTGATAACTTAACCTAACTTAATATGAGAAAATCTACCCAAGACGAACAAAGCCCAGCATTTCAATTTTATGCTAATGATTGGATCAGCGATCCAAATAGGATGAAGTTATCTTTAGAAGAACAAGGGGCATATATATTATTGTATTGCCATTGTTGGCGAGGATTTAGACTTAAATATGATTGGGAAATTTTGTCTAAAATGTGTGGATGTAGATTAGAAAAGATTAAAGCAATATTCCCTAAAATAGAACACCTATTCGTAAAAGAAAAAAAAGAAAAAGATGATTGTTATTATCTTATTTGTATTCAAGCTGAAGAAGAACGAAAAGAACAAGAGAAGAATAGGAAGTTGAGATCAAAAGCTGGAAAACTAGGTGCGTTAAAAAGATGGTCTTCAGAAAGTTTAAAGGAAGATGATAAATGACCAAGATTGTAATATTTATCTTGGCCTGTACGACTTGTGATTTAACAAAAATTACTTACCCTTTTAATAATGATAAATATGTTTTTTGTGGTGATATGGC